TTCTAAGATATTCAACTGTTACTTTAAGTTCAGCAACTTGACGAGTCAAATCTAAAATCATTTGTCTCATTTGGTCTTTTTCTTTACCTGCGGCATCTAATAATGCTTCTAATTTGGATATTCTATCTTTACAATCGTGTCTGATGAAGTCCTCATCGCGTTCCTTATGCATAGCTCTTTTCTCATAAAATCTCCAAGCGCTTGCTGAACCTAGTACACCAAAAGCGGTACCTAAAACTGCGTAAATTGAATTTATATCCATATGTTTATATAAATATAAAATATTTTTCAATTTTTTCCAATTTTCAACTATTCCTGCTGAAATAAATTTTAGTGTGACAAATAGTTACACTAATAATAACTCAATCATCTCAAGATGGCAGTTACAAATTGGTTTAAAATATTTGTTTAATTAATCCATATAATAATAGGATTAAAATAAAAGGGGAGGCTTTATAGTCTCCCTTTTTTTATGTATATTTATCAATATAAAACAAAAATTATGAAAAGAGTATTAGCATTGATTACCATTCTTTTAGTGTTTTTCACTATCGGCGGTAGAACACAAGATTTAGTAGTTTTGAAACACACAAACTACACAACGACTTATTCTAAGTCATTAAAATATCCTACTTTAGTGGAATGGTGGGATACTAAAGCAAAAGTTGGTTGCGCAACTCCAATGGCTCGTAAAGACCAATTTGCTCCAGATCCGTTAGATATTGTAGATACTAAAATCCAAGCTGATTATGATGCTGCTAATCAAGCACATAAAGCTAAAGGTTCAAAAGGATTCGATAGAGGTCATATGTGTCCTGCAGCTGATAATTTATGTCAAACTCCTGAGGTTCAAACTGAATGTTTCTATTTTTCTAATATGGCTCCACAATATCACGCTTTAAATGCTGGTGATTGGAAAACATTAGAAACAGCAGAAAGAAACTGGTCAATTCAGAATGATTCAGTTCACGTATGGTGTGGTAATTTGGGTAAAGCAGAGGTATTAGGACCCGATAATATGGCTGTACCTACACAATGTTGGAAAGTAGTTTATATTGTAAAAACAAAAGAATGGTTAGCTTTCCTATTTGATAATGTTGATGGAAAACAAACAGGTTTAGAATCACATAAAGTATTAGTTGCGGATATAACTAAATTAACTGGAATTAAATTTAAATAATGTTACCTAGAGAATTTGTTAATTATCAAGATAAATTATATTGGGTCTATAAGAAAATGGCCTCAAGTAAGATTAAGGAAGGTTACACAAATGATCTAAAAGAATTTTGGAGATGTGACGTTGTTGTTAGAAATCCTAATGACAACGTCCTTCTTTTTTTGAAGGAAATACCTGAAGCGCAAGTTATAAGTTAAACTAAATCTTTGATTTTTCTAATACATAAATGAGTGAATAGTTCCTCATTTTTTCTCGCCTCCTTTTCGTAAGGATGGTTTTTATAATAATATTTTTTATATAATTCCATATATTTTACATCTGATTGTAAATAATGGGTATATTCGTGAATAACTGTCGAAACAACCTCTTCAATGGTTAAACAGTTTTTATCATAAACTATTATTTTGTTTTGTTGAGCATAAAAGACACCACTTATAAATCTCTCAGTTTCTTCTTTAACAAAATTGATTCTAACACTAACTTTGGGTAAATCTTTTCTACGTTTATTAATACCCATATTCTCTCTACACCACCTTGTGGCTAACAATGCGTAACGCCTTTTGGTTTTGATGTCGAGATTTTTTTTAGCCATTTTCTGCGGTATCTGTTTTTGTTTTTATTTTTCTCTTAGTTGGTTTAGGTAAAATATAATCATTAACAGCTTCAAAATTGTTTGAAATGTCTTTCAGAATACTAGCAAATTCGTAATTTTCTGATTCTTCGTTCTTTTTCATAAGAACTACTAAAAAACTTCTAAGCTCATTATCACTTAATTTTGCTCTATTACTAACTGAGTTTTTCATTAATTTGAAAACCATATATTGAACATTCATCTTTTTTTCAATAGGTAACTCGAAATAACTTTCAACATTAACATTGTCTAAAATGATGTTACTCACATTTTCTAAAAATAAAATAAAGGAAGGATGGTTCAAATTCACTCTCATATCTTTCGTTTTAAATAAATACTATTTTGATTAATATAAAATAAAAAAGGGATAAAAAAAACATTTTATCCCTTTTATTTTTTCGTTAACTGTTCTTATTTGGCCCATTTTCCACGACTCACAATTTGTGCAATTATTCCATAAACAGACAAATCCGAATAACTATCTTGTACACTTTCTCCAACAGTATCCTCTTTACCAAGCAAAACAAGTTGTTTCAATCTTTGGATCTTGTCATTCATTCTGAACCACAGACCTGTAAGTGATAGTTTAACTTCTTCAGGGGTTTCCAATTTAGTTCCTACAGAGATGTTATCAGGTCCATAATTCAATTGTTTTCTACAGAACAACTCATATTGCTCCCTCATAATTTTCTTGAATTCTGTGGTTGTTTCAGGGTATTTCTCCTCACATTGTTTAATAGGAGATAATAGGGTTTCTTTTTCTTCTGCCATAATTAAAGGTATTTATTAAAATATAAGAAAAAATTACTGATAAACCAAATATTTATATAAAATAACTAAAAATGGCATCAAACGCATATAAACAAATGCAAGCAGGGGGTGGTCCTGGAAAAGAAGAATCGGGAGAAAAGAAGACCAAACACACATCACTTATCAAAATGTTAACATTTAGAGTGGTTCCTGCATATTATAAAGAAATTGAAAAAGTTGCTAATCGTAAAAAAATTACTGTTTCTAAATTGATCAGAACCTATATTTTGGAAGGTATGAAAAGAGATAATGAAATAAGTAATTCACAAGGACAAGAATATACAGGATAATGGAAAATACTATCTTAGAAAATAAAATTAAAGAAATAGTGAACAATGTTCTTACTGAAGAAGCTGCTAAAGTTTCTCGTTATGAATTTGGTCGTGTACAGTTCAAAATAGACGAATTAGAGAACTCATTAAATGAAACAATAAAGGAACTAAGAAAATTACAAGATGCTGTTCCTAGTGGCTTAAAAAACGTAGTTAACGGTCGTTTAACTAATGTATCTAAAAACCTATACGAATCTAAGAAAACAATATTAGAACTTAAAGAAAAAGTTAAAAAGTACAAAAGAAATCTTTATTCTCAACAAATAGAAGAAAAAAAATAGTCGATTATTTTTTATTTTTTAAAACTTGTTTACCTTCTTCTGTTAAAAAAAACACCTCTTCAGTGTCGTCATCCTCATAAGAATTTACCAACCCTTTATCTTTCATTTCATATAAAATGGTACCTGCAATTATTAATTTGAGTATCGCTTCCATTTCTTCCTGATTGAATGCTATATCTTCTGATAAATCCTTACCATCGATAAATTTATCGGTTAATTTATCACAAAAAACTGTCATAGCATAATCGGTCGATTCTAAATCAAATTCTTCAAAAAACCCATCTTCATTTAGGGTGGAGATATATATTTCAGCTAATTCTATTATTCCTGGTTGATATATTTTATTCATAATGATTGATTAATTTAATTATACCTAAAATTTTTGATAAAAAAAATTAATTAGTTGAATTTTTGTTAATTTTTTCATATATTATGATTAAAATAATATAGATGAAAAAAAATAAGATATTCATTCAAATTGCGTCTTACAGAGACCCACAATTACTACCAACATTAAAAGATTGTATCGCTAAAGCAAAAAATCCCAAAAATTTAGTTTTTTCAATTGCTTGGCAACATTCACCAGATGATGCTTGGGATAATTTAGATGAATATAAAAACGATAAGAGATTTAAAATTGTTGATATCAATTATAAAGATTCTCAAGGTGCTTGTTGGGCGAGACATCAACTTCAACAACAATATAATGGAGAAGAATATACATTACAATTAGATTCACATCACAGATTTATTGAAAATTGGGATGAAGAGTTAATCAATATGATTAAAGACTTACAAAGCAAAGGTCATAAGAAACCTTTGTTAACTGGATATGTTTCATCGTTTGATCCTGATAATGACCCAGCGGGAAGAGTGATGCAACCTTGGAAAATGAATTTTGATAGATTTATTCCTGAAGGCGCAGTTTTCTTTTTACCTGCAACAATTGACGATTATCAATCAAGAACTGAACCAATACCTGCTAGATTTTATTCAGCACATTTTTGTTTCACATTAGGACAATTTGTAACTGAAGTACCACACGATCCTGAATATTATTTCCACGGTGAAGAAATATCAATTGCTGTTAGAGCTTATACTTGGGGATATGATTTATTCCATCCTCACAAAACAATTGTTTGGCACGAATACACAAGAAAAGGTAGAACTAAACAATGGGATGATGATCCAAAATGGGTTACAAGGAATTTAGAATGCCACAAAAGAAATAGAAAACTTTTTGAAATGGACGGCGAGGTTAAAGATATCGATTTCGGACCTTTTGATTTTGGTAAAAAAAGAACATTAGAAGATTATGAAAGATATGCTGGTGTTTCATTTAAAAGAAGAGCAATTCAAAAATATACCTTAGAAAATAATTTAGCTCCAAACCCTCCTTTATATGGTGAAGAATTTGATGCATCGTTTTTGAGTATTTTCAAACATTGTATCGATATTGGATTTGATAAAGTACCTGAAAGTGATTATGAGTTTTGGGTGGTTGCATTCCACGATGAGAAAGATGAAACAATGTTCAGACAAGATGCCGATGCTAATGAAATTGCTAGAGTTAAAAGTGATCCTGATGGATATGGTAAATTATGGAGAGAATTCCAAGTAGATAAAAAACCATCATATTGGGTTGTGTGGCCTTATAGCACATCTAAAGGTTGGTGTGAAAGAATAACAGGAACATTATAATGGTTAAAATTCATAATAGTAAGATAGCTGATATTGGTTATTATATTAACTTGGATAAGAGAACTGATAGAAATCAACAACTATTAAGTAATCTTAATGAATTTAATATAACAGGAGTTAATAGATATTCCGCAATATCCGACGGACCGGCCCCGCAGTTAAATTTAGTTAATACAACATTCCAAATATATAAAATATTTTTGGAGTCTGATGCTGAAAGTTTATTAATCTTAGAAGATGATTGTAAATTTTTAGACATATTAAAAAGCGATTATGAAAAAATATTTGATGACATTAATAACACAGATTGGGATTTATTTTGGTTAGGTTGTGTTAATAGAAGAGAACCAAGATTTTATAAAAATAATTGTTACCAAGTTTCTTCAGTTAGTTATGCACAATCTTATGTAATAAAAAGAAAAATGTGTGAAGATGTATTGAAAAATTTTGAGAACAATTGGAATAATTTGTGTCCTGATGAAATGTTATCTTTATTTGCGTATGGTTATGATATAGCATCGAATCCAAATAAATTCGAATTTTATAAACAAAATCAACCATTAGACGTTTTCACAACAGAATACAAATGTTTAACTTATGAATCTTCTTTAACTACACAGTATAACTCTCATTCTGATTTATGGCATCATATGACCAATTTAGAAGAATGGATTACTAATCATCATCCAAAAAAATAATAATGAAATTAGTAACAGTTACTTGGTCATACGAAGATGAGCCTAAAGTAGATAATTCTTTTTTGGTTCTTTCTTTTTTAAAAAATAATAACATAAGTGACATACATAATATCCATTTTAATAGAAACAATTATAAAGATTTAGAGTCTGAATTCAATGAAAAATTCGGTAATCAATATGAATTCTTGTTATATAGAATTTTTTTATTAAAAGATTATTTGTTGAAATCCGATCTCGAAAATATTGTATTTGCGGACACAAATGATGTGGTTTGTTTGAATAGCATTAATAACATTGTTATAGACCCAAATTCCGTTGTTTTCTCAAGTGAACGACATAGATATCCAAATGAAGAAAGTATCGGGAATTGGTCTCCTACGCACTTATATCCTGAATATAATAAAATCAATGAATTATTCCTTAATGGTGGTTTATCTTATGGTACTAAAGAATCGTTTATAAAATTATTTGATATATGTATAAATGAAATTTTTCCTTTGGAGTATAAAAATTTTGGTGGGGACCAAGGAGTTTATACTTATTTCTTTATAAACCAAAATGACGGATTGATAAAAATTGATGAAACCAAATATTTTTTAAGTACTTATTTAAAATCCCCTAACGATTTTAGAAAAGACGATATTGGTGTTTATTCGTTAAAAACTAATTCATATCCGATTTTCATTCACGATAATGGATGGAATTACGGTAGTCCAAAATTTATAAACCATTTTAATTTGATATGATATTTGTAACAATTTGTATAGGTGAAGAAAGAAGAAATGACACTATGCACCTGTTAAATGATTTAAGAAACTTAGATTATAAAGTTTATTTGTTGACAAATATCGAATTTGACATTCAAAAATTTCAATTTTATAATGTAAAAATAGTCAAATTGGATGTTGATTCTTGGAATGATTTCCAAAGATTTCAAATCATAAAAACAGCATTTTTAAACGAAACAGATGAATATGTATATTATTTAGATTCGGACTCTAGATTTTTTAATTTCAGGAATGAAAAATTCGATAAAGAAAAATTTGAAAATCTATTATCAACTATAGACTTTGATATTATGTGTCCGTGGTTTTTAGATCCAATTAAAACCCAATTGATACCACCAAATATAAATGACAATATAAATTATAGAAATTTTAAATTTGGATTCAATTCTTTGATTGAGTATTTCAAGACAAAAAATAAAAATTACTATGAAGATATCGAAAAATGTTCTCCTTTAGAAACTTTACTTATTTTTAAAAGGAGTGACAGAATGATATCCTTTCTTGATGAAATGTTAATAATTGTAGATAAATTGATTGTAGAAGAGAAAAAAATTGGTAGAATCTATCTTGCATCAGGTTGTGGATTTGCTATGAGAATGATGTGTAGCGTTTACAATATAAACATAATTACAAATAAAATAGTTTATCATTTTTTCAAAGGTAATTTCTTAAAGGAAGTTTTTTTATTTGATTCAATAATAGACAGAAACGAAACAATTTTTTAATGAAAAAATACTCCTTAATTACTACTTATTATTGTAAAGATTGTAACTATTCAACAGATAATCGATTTAATTTCGATGGTAATTCGGAAGATTTCTACATTAATTTTTCCAATGAATTTTCACCATTTGATATGGATAAAATACCGTATGTTGGTGTTACAAAAAGGAGAGATTTAGTTTATGGTAAAATATTTTTATTAAAAGATTTTATAGAAAAAAATATATTAGATAAATACGAATATTTGTGTCATATAGATTATAGCGATACTAAATTTTCAGGTAGCTTTATGGAAATGATGAAAAAATTTGAATCATCCAATATGGATTTTATAATATCAACAGAAAAAAAATGCTGGCCATATCTTCACTCAGTCAATAACTGGTTAGATTCTCCATCATCAGACGAAGAGTTTAAATTTATAAATTCGGGTGCAATTATATCAAAAACTGAAAAATTTTTACTATATTTAAATAAATTAATCGACATATGTTTAAATGAAAATATTGATTTTTGGGACGATCAGGGAGTTTGGCAATATTATAATTTGAAGATAGAAAAATTAAACGCAGATACTAATTGTGAGTACTTTTTTTCAACCTCAGAATTGGATGAAACTTACTATACAATTGAAAATAATAAAATAAAAACTAAATTTGAAACATATCCTTATTTAATTCACGATAACGGTAGTTTCAACTTAAACTTAATATCAAAAATATGAGCGGAGTAGCAGGACACTTTTTTTATAAAGATACCATCATTTCACAAAACCCAAACGTAGCGGGACCATTCAAAACATTATTTGAAACAATAAAACCAAATCAAATCCTTGAAGTTGGTACATCCCACGGAGGATTAACATTGTTATTGAGAGATTTATTAGACGAATCGGGTTTATCTGAATGTCAATTAACATCGTATGATGTTTTAGATTTTCAGAGATACGGATTAGATAAAGCAATAAATGAGGGTGCTAAAATAAATTTCATACTTAAAAATGTTTTCAATCATCAATACAATGATTTAGTGGAAATAGATGAAATTGTTAATTATATCAAACAATCGGGCCCTACAATTGTATTGTGTGATGGTGGAAGTAAAAAGAACGAGTTTAAAATATTGTCTAAATTTTTAAAACCAGGTGATATTATTATGGCTCACGACTATGCTGCTAACCAGCAATATTTTGAAGAAAATATAAAAGATAAAATTTGGAACTGGTTAGAAATACAAGATTCAGATATACAAGAAGCGTCTGATGAAAATGGATTAACTCCATTCCAACAAGATAACTTTACCAACGTTGTTTGGGTTTGTAAAATAAAAAATTAATATGTCTACAACAATAGTAACAGGTATTTGGGATATTAAAAGGGACCAATTATCAGAAGGATGGAATAGAAATTACGATCATTACTTAAATAACTTAGCTAAGTTGATGAAGTGTGATGATAATATGATAATTTATATTGAAGAAAAATATAAATCATTCGTTGAAGAAAGAAGGGACACTTCCAATACAATGATAATTGTTAGAGAACTCGATTGGTTCAAAAGTAATGGTGAAATGTGTAGTATGATTGAAAAAATAAGAACTAATCCTGATTGGTTTAATCAATCTGGTTGGTTACCTGAAAGTACTCAAGCAAAATTAGAAATGTATAATCCAATTGTTATGTCAAAAATGTTTTTGATGAATGACGCAGCAATATTGGATCCATTCAATTCAACTAATTTAGTTTGGATTGATGGAGCATTGACAAATACAGTTCACGAAGGTTATTTTTGGCACGATAATGTAGTTAAAAATTTAGATAAGTTTTTCAATAAATTTAGTTTCGTTTGTTTTCCCTATGACGGTAAAGTAGAAATACACGGATTCAAATATCAGGAGATTTGTCAATACGCTGAAGATGTAGTTAACAAAGTAGCTAGAGGTGGAATTTTTGGTGGTCCTAAAGAAATTATCAGTAGAGTAAACGACATTTACCATTCGTTATTGATGGAGACGCTATCAAAAGGTTTGATGGGTACTGAAGAAAGTATTTTTACGATTATGGTCTACAAATATCCTGAACTTTTTCAGTACTACGAAATTGAAATGAATGGATTATTGGGGATGTTTTTCGAAAATCTAAAAAATAAAAATTTATACCCGAAAACAGAAAAAGCCGATACGATTAAAATTAATCCACACGATAAGAACAACGTCGCTCTTTATGTATTGACTTATAATTCACCAAGTCAATTTGAAAAACTCTGCTTATCTTTTGGTGAATATGATGAAGATTTTTTGAATAAACCAAAGAAATATCTTATCAATAATTCATTGGATCACACTACAGATGAAGCTTATAATAACTTATGTGTTCAATACGGATTTGAAGAAATTAAAAAAGATAATATAGGTATTTGTGGTGGTAGACAATTTATAGCTGAACACGCAGATGAAAATGGATTCGACTATCATTTCTTTTTTGAGGATGATATGTTTTTTTATATGGGTGAGGATGAATTTTGTAAGAATGGTTTTAGAAGAAAAATTAAAAATTTCTATGATATTGTTATGAATATTACTTGGAATGAGAATTTTGATTTTTTAAAATGGAATTTTACGGAATTTTTCGGTGATAACAGTAAACAATGGGCTTGGCATAATGTACCTGCAGGAGTTAGAGCTGAATTATTTCCTGAAAAACCCGTTAAAACAACAATTGATACCAATGCTGCTCCATTCTTAAAATTCAAAAATATAAAATCATACAGAAAAGTTCCATATGCAACTGGCGAGATTTATTATTGTAATTGGCCTCAAGTGGTTTCAAAAGAAGGAAATAGAAAAATGTTTTTAGATATTAAATGGGCCCATCCATTTGAACAAACTTGGATGTCTTATATGTACCAAGAAACGTTGAAAGATAATTTATATCCGGGTATTTTATTAGCAACACCTACCGAGCATAATAGATTTGATTTTTATTCCGGTAGCCATAGAAGGGAAAATTGATATATTTATTACTACACAAAAACACCATAATAAACTAAACAAACCCCAGATGGACGACGGTGATAGTAAAACAAATACACAAAATCAAACATCATTTTTCTCACAAAGAGAAAAGATTGATGTTTTACAAAGAGACATCTCTGATGTTAGCAATGTTCTTCCTACCTTTTGGATACGATGCCCTTTTCAAATTAATAATGGACGCAACTGGTTCGTATTGGATAGCCGATATCGTTTTCTATTCTATTTCGGGATCTTTCTTTACGTTATACTTTTTATTCACGAGATACTTAAATAAAGAAAAAACCTCCAATTAGGAGGTTTTCTTTTTTTCGTCTGGTTTTTGTAAACCTTTCTTTAATTCTTCTTTTTTGGTGTTATCACCTTTAATTGCTGACTTATGCTTTTCAAGAATTTTCTTTTTTTCTTGGTCAGTCATTCCAAATGGATTACTCATAGTTTATATTTTATTCATTATTGTTAAACACTCTTCTTTTTTATATTTCAATACCTGACATTTCTCATAATCTTCTATGTCTATAAGGGCTTGGGTTAAAACATCGATTATTTCTATGTAAAATTCTAAATCATTATCATAGATTAAGATTGTCCTGTTATTATTATAATCAATTAATGTTTCATAGTCAATAGAAATCACATAATTATATATCATTTCTAAATCATTATCGTGATAATTGTCTACTTGTAATATTCTCGTAGCTTTTAACAAAAAATTATATGCAGGGTACATACTATAAATACTACAAAATATTCCTCATTTTTTTGTCTAAGATTTTGAAACATTCATAAAATCCTTCTATTTCAATATCCTCCCGATTTTGTTTGGAACAATCGCCCAAACCAAAAACAACCCCATTACTCAAAGATACTGAAAATATCCATTGGGACGGTTTACATATCTCAGTAGTTAAATAAACACCTTCTTTATCAAAAAAATAATAGAGTTTTTTAATATCATAAAAATAAAGACTCGAAATGCTTATAATTCCTAAGTTTGGAAACATCCTTTCCTTGAATCTTTTAAAGGCAATAGGATATAAAAATTCAATCGTATACCAGTCCATACTTTTAATTATGTTCATTTTAGTTGATTTTATATATATGACTTATAAAAAAAAATTTCTTTTGAAAAAAAACCAAATAATTATGATTATTTGAAATGAATATATTAGAACATTATTACATAGAAGATAAGAAAACCCTTTATATTGAATTTTCAACAAAAGAAGATGGTGACGATTTTTATCGAATTTTAGAATTGGGTTTTGAAGATATTGAATACTATTCCCCCACTATCATTTATGAGGATGAATTAAGAAGTATTGACGAGATTTTTATATTTGACCTTATTGAGCAATATTTATTAGATAACGATCTACCAGAGGAACAGAAACTCTGATATTTATATTTGTATGACCGATAATCAAAAAGAACAACTTAAAAATTTTGCTAAATTTGTAAGAGAAAAATTGGAACTTGAAAAAGCCCCTATTATTTCTATTCAAAATGGTAGAGGTGATTTGAAAACAACAGCAAATTACGATTATACCAAGGAAAAAAAAGTTATTAAGGTAAATGCTAAGAACAGAGCATTGGTTGACGTAATGAGGAGCTTAGCGCACGAAATGACCCATCACAAACAATATGAACAAGGTAGACTCAAAGTTAAACCACCAGATATTGGAGGTGAAATTGAGGATGAAGCTAATGCCAAAGCGGGTCAGTTTATTAAAATGTATTCAAAAATAGACCCATCAATATACGATTTCTAAAAATATTCATTCTCTCGATTAAAATATGTATATTCTTTGATATTTATTACCTATGAAGGTATGTATAACCGAAAAACAACTTAAACTATTATTATCCAAACGTATTCAAGAAATTGAATTAGGTGAGGCTGATGAGGCACCATCAAGTGGTGATTCATCTCCTAAATCAGGAACATCGGATAAACAATCAGGTGGTAACGGTTATCCTGAAGTATCTAAATGGGAAGACGTTGTGAAAATAACGAGAGGAGTTGCTAACCCAATTGATTATAAGTTGAAATGGGAAGATGAGATTGATATAACAAGAGGACCCGATAATCAATTAAAGTAATATTTATATATTAATGGACTATAGAAAAAAACAATTTACAGAAAAAACAACATTATTTGGTTTGATACCAAAAAGAGGATATGTTTTTGAAGCATTAGCAACTGTAAATGGTCGTTATATTATTATTCAAGATAGTGTGTTCGATTTACAAGAACAAGTCACAATAGGTAATTTATGGGATTCATTGGATATTTTTAAAACAATATTTCAAAATACTGAGGTTGAAGATAAAGAATATGGAATTGTAAAAGAAAGTATTTTAAAACTTCCATTGTTAGAAACAAAACAAAATTTACACGAATTAAGAGATTTATTGATTGAATGGAGTTTTTTTGATGATACTTGGGTTGGTAAGCAATTGAAAAATGCAGGAACGAGTATTGCTGATGCAGCAAGTGAGGCTTGGGAAGGAGCAAAAAAATTAGGACTTGCTATAAGTAAAGGTGATTGGGGTCAAATTTTAGGTTTATTAGCAAAAGGGGTAAGATTCATATTAAGGAAACTTAAAGATGCTTTATATAGTAATTTAGGGATGATTGTTGATGGTATTTTATTAGCAACAGGTGTTGGTAAAGGAGCACAAATGGTTGCTTGGGGTTTAGTATTAGCTTTAGACGTTTATCAATTTATTTTTAATGATTACCCTAGTGATGAGGCAAATAAAGCAACTTGGCAAAAATTATTAGATATTGGTTTAGACGCTATGGGCTTTATTTTTGCTGGTGGTGTTGCAAAAGCTTCTAAAATATTATTAAGACCAATATTAGAAGTTGGTGCAGAAGATAGTGCTAAAATAGCAAAAACTGTGGCAGAAAATCCTGAAATGAAATCCACATTAGTAAAAATTGGAGATGCCATTTCAAATGTCCCTCAAAAATTAGCATCAGTACAAACATCTTTAACTAAAACTTTTCCTAAAGGGGCTGAATTTATTGGTGGTATTTTGGGTAAGTTAGGAAGTGCTTTAAGTGGATTAAAAAATTTTATAATCAAAATAACTGGTGGTGCAGGAAAATTAGGAAAGGGAATTAGAGCAGGTGCAATTGGTGGTGGTATAACATATGCATTAGACCCTGCAAGAAAAGCAGCGGAAGGAAGTGAAAATGGTTTGAAAAAATTATATAGTCCAGAAATGGTAAAAACACAAAACATAAAACCTAAAATTGATTATAGTAATTATAGTGAAGACGAATTAGAATCGCAGATTAATGCTGCTTAAAATATTTATAAAATATGGAAAAGAATTTATTACAAGAAATAAAAAGAATGCGTGAAATAATGAATCTTAATGAAAATGAAAATTTATTATTTGAACAATCTTGGCTTAAAAATTTGTTTAGTATAGAAGGTGAAGATGCTGCAAGAGCATTAGGTAAAGATTTGAAAACAGGAGCATCAGAAGATTTGATTCAAGCACTTAAAAGTGGAGATGAAAATTTAATAGCAGCAGCTAAAAGTAGATTATTTGATGATGTTGCCAAAAAATTAGCAAGCGAAGGTATAGATTTGAAACAATATATGGAAATTAATCCAACAACGGGTAAACCTCAATTTAATTTTCAAAAAATGAAAGCTACCGGAGCTAAAGGGAAAATAATAAGCGCATTAGGCGTTGATAGTCCTCAAGCATATGCCGATTTTATGGTTGATTTCAAAAACAAAAATAAAAGTTTTTTTAACCAATCTGCAGAAGATTTAGGTTCTGGTGCTGGTAAAACAACAACTAATGGTGAAACTGTTGGAAATGAAACAAATGAATTTATTAATCAAGTTGACCCAAAAGAATTTCAAGATTGGGCAGATGCTATAGAATTAAGATTTGGTAAAAATTTTGGTTCTGATAAGTTAAAGAGAGCGGCTATAGATTACGCTTCAAAATTACCAGGCCAAACATTAGATCAAAAAATAAAATATCTTGAAGAAAATTTATCATCATTAGATGCGGTGTTTGCTAATAGAGCAGCAAATGCGACAGGAAAAAGGATCTCTTACTATCAAGGTATAAGAACGTTTATCGCTGATTTAGGAAGTATGATGAGACAATTACCAAGAAATCCAAAACAATTTGCAGGTATGGCTTTTAGAATTCTATCAGGTTTTGCGGTAATTGGTGCTGTTGGGGGTATCATAAAACCTGAAGAAGGTCACGGTCGTCTTTATAGTGCTATGAATGGCGTTAGTTTTGGTTTGTTAGGTATGTTTAATGATGCTCCAACAAAACCATCAGTAACAGGTGCCGGAAGTACTCCTACTCAAACATCAGCAGATAACAGCGCCACAAATACAAGCACAGGAACACAAACAACAAATGCAACCCCAACTCAAACTAAAAAATTAACTTGGTATTAAAATGAATGAGATATATCTAAAAAAATTATGGGACGCTCTTCAAGGAAATTTTGATGTTGGGACATATGAAGAATTTAAATCTCATATGGGAACACCAGAATTACGAAAAAAGTTTTATGACGTTATAACAGCTGAACATTTTGATATAGGTCCTTGGGGAGCGTTCGAAGCTCATTTAAGCGGTCAACTAATACCTGCATATGTTGGTACCGCAAAAGAATTTGTTGATCAAAAATCAACTAACTGGATGGTTTGTAAAGATGGTTTTCCTCCTAGTGGCATTCCATATGGATGTAAAAGTGACACTATAAGATTAATAAAACATATGTTAGGTTCAAGTAGTACAAATGATGGTGTTTACGGTAATGATTTTATCCAACAATTAGTAAATGATGGTTTTATAACTCCCGATAAAGGTGAGCAATACAAGAAAGACCATTCATTCAGAATAACTAAAGATTTATATAACCAAATAAGTCAAAGGCCAATGACTCACGATAAATTGGTCTTCAACCCATCTACTATTGCCGATGTTGATAGTGTAAATGAGTCAATAAAAATTAACACTAAAAAGGCTTTGAAATCTTACTTTAATTAAATTAAAAGATATTTATAATTAGAGTTTAAATGGTTTGGTCACCATTAAACGATAATACTTTAAAACGAAAAGGAGGTATTCCAAATCTCGACATTGAGGCGTAAGCCTCTTTGTTGTTTTATACCCTTTCAATAAAAAACCCCTACATTTCTGTAAGGGTTCCTGAGTGGCAAACAAAATTGATAAGATTTCAATTGTTGTGGAGATGATCGGAGTCGAACCGATGTCTTCCAAATTCAACAATAAGTGACTACACGTTTATTTAATTGGTTCTCAATTAACAAATAGAAGGTTCTTTTTTTTCCATCATTACCTACAACTGTGGGAAGATCACTTCAATCGGTAGACCCTCAAACGGTAGACCCTCAAACGGTACCTTGACACTCTAAGGTGGTATCACACCGTAAGGACTTCTGTTCCTAGGTTATATGTCCGTCGACCCGAGGTAGGGACCTAATTTAATTAGGCAGCTACTTTAGAAGTTGCAAGAACACCTGCAATTTCCATGTTGTTATAAACGTTTGCGTTTATCTTTTCAGTCCAGTTTTTAAAGAGTTATACTAGCTCTTACGTGCCACCTATCCCTGATATCTGAAATCAAATCCAAGGCATCCCCATATAAAAAACAAAGATATGGTTTATTTTGTAACTTTAGGCTTTTTAGCTACAGCTTTTTTTACTTTAGTTTCAACAGCAGCAACTTCATCTTTAACTTTTTGTTCAGTTGAAGCAACTTTAGATTTAACTTCTTTTATTTCATCTTTAACTGCTGATTCAAGTTGTTTTAATTCAACCGCTTTTTCGGCCATTGAACCACCACCTAACAAAGATTTAATTAAGTCAATAATTTTTTTCATATTTTCTATTTTTAATAAATATATACAAAAATTGCAAATTAATCAATTATGGTGGCCACAATTTCCCCATAAACCTCTGTTAAATCGATTATGATGGGTTTATTGATTGGTTCATACCTTTCATTACAGATTGAAGCATTAACAAATAAAGTTTCTTTAACATAAGCAGGTCCATATGCTCCGTGAATGTGACCGAATACGTTAATTTTTGGATTAATTTGTTCTATACGATACCTTAATAATTCACAACCTACGTTTTCATTACCTCTCCATTGAGCAACAAAATCTCTAATTCCATTTGGTGGTCCGTGGGTTATTAATATATCGGTATCATCAGGAATTGCTTTCCATTTAGATTCCAATGCGGGACCTAATCTATCTAAATTAAAAGCCCAATCGTAAAATCTTGGTTGCCAAGGACTTCCGTAAATTTTAATCGGTCTACTGAATTGAGGATCATTGATGATTAATTCACTATCGTGTAAATACGTTACATTACTCTGACTTAAATTTTCTTCATTCAATAAATGATGAAGCCAAGGAGCTTCGTTGTTATGTCTTACCCCATTATAATATTCAAAACCAAAATCGTGATTTCCTGCAATGAATATTTTGTGGTCAAAACCATCTATATTTTGAAACCAATAAACAAAATCTTCAATTTCTTTTTCTTTTCCTTTATTGGTACAATCACCAGCGTGAAGGAGCATATCACCCTGAGGTAATGGATTGGTCATTTTTTTATGTAGACCATGTGTGTCAGATATACAAACAATTCTCATAATTCAAATATACAAAAAAATTTGAAATAAAAAAAACCCCGAACAAACGGGGTTATGTTCCATTATCGAAATTTAGAAACTTATGGATTATTAACATTTTGAATTGTAGGTTGTGAAGGTAATACAGGAGCATTAACTGTTGGTTCCGGTAAATTCACATTAGTCTTTACTAAATCAGCACTTAAATCGCTTTTTGCTCTGTTACCGCCACTAATTCCCATTATTTTATCGAATATTTCTTGTGTAACACCTGCTTCTCTTGTGTATTCAGGTGCCGCTTTTTTAACTGCAGCTTCGGTGGCAGTCCAAAAATTACCAGTAGGTTTAACTCCTAATCTTTCTTGCATCATTTTGATATTTTCACCTTTTTGTTGGAATTTCAACGGCATTTTTTCATTAGGAATGAAATTCGTTTTAGCAACACCGCTACTTGCTTGTTTCTTAGCTAATTCTGATCCAGGACAAGCTTTTGCAGCAATAGCAAGTTCATTTGCTGTAGGTTTATATGTTTGAACATATGAAACCCAATCAAGATTATTGAATGAACTAGCGGGTTGAATTATTTTTCCTCCTTTAACTGAACAGTACATTGTATTAATATTTCCCTGTCTTGTTGGATTTGTAGTAGATGGGGTTGGATTAGTATTTGGAGCACTTCCACCTGAAATACTAAATTTACCTGTGAAAACATCACGAACATTAGCCGCCATACCTTCAACAGTATTTTCAATACCATTGTTTACTTTGAAACCAAGTTTAGTTAAATGGTCAGCAACTATTTTTACATATTGTACATCATTTCTTCCGAAACCAGAATTGATACAATCTACTATACTTTTTTGTTCTGTTTTAGTTAAAAATGAATTTATATTCCAATATTGTGCTGCACTTGTAATTTTATTAATAGCATCTGCTAATTCTTTTTCGTTTGAATGATATGAATGGAAAGAAATTTCACTAGCAAGTTTTTCCTCGGGACTATTACCTTGGAAAACTTGTTCCTGTATATTTTTTTTATTTTCGGTCAATGTTTTACCCATTTGGTAACTCATCATTAACTTGACTCTCTCCAATATAATTTTATTATTTCCCATTTGATATATTTTACTATATAAATATAACAAAAAAAGGTTAAGAAATAAATCTTAACCCTTGAGGTCTGTACGGTTCAAATAAATTTTAACCGAGTCCACCACTTAGTTTTAAAAAACTAAGAAAAAATAAGTTTAAATAAAACTCTGAGAATACAAGTTTTAACGAAACTCTTTCGAGGGATTATTTTGTTCCCACTCTTTTCCACTAACTTTTGGTTAGTAAGTTTCAATGACGGTCAATTAGATTAACCAATCCTGAAGTTATTAGATACTCTTTTAATACTTATTACTCATCAAAGATGCCTCCCTGATTCAACCTTGCGGGTTTAGAGAACTTTCTCAAAAATCATATTGGGCTTGAGACCCTTTATGGCAATGAACAGCTCATTACTATGTAGTCATCTATCTCCAATAACTGGTGAACACTTGCTCTTGTTTTATATGATTGTTAAACCAAAATTAACAAATTGAGTTTGGTTTGCAGATGAGGAAAGTAGTGGTTCACCGACCAGCCAAGCCACCTTTTGAGCGACTCGATACTAAACTACTCTCTGATGTCTCCCGACATCCATATTTTTGGTTTCCTTCGAGATTAAACCCTTGGTAGGATTTAGTCAAGGACAATAGCAGCACCACCTGTTCTTTGCCATACCTTCCGTATTGCTACGCTACGGTTTTAAGACCACCATTATATTGAACCACGCAATAATAAAGTTGGATGACTTTATTTCTTACAATAGTTCTACGAGTTATTCTTATTGATGTTCCCACCTCAACCAGACAACCTGCATTGCCCAGTCATCGAACCCTTTCGCTACGGAGTTACCCTCACTACTTCAGGTCCAACGATATCTCGCTTGTCTACTCGAGCTCCATTGCTGAAGCCGCAAATCGATTAAACCAAACCGATTCACTTTATCCCACTTTCGTGGTTTATTTTATTGACTATAGACCGCCAATATTTTTAATTCAAAGAACTATTCAATTAAATAAGAACAATCTTTACCCTCTAAGCTACGGACAGATGGGATTTATATTCCGTCGATTGTTCCTTTCTTTTACAAAGATACATAAACATTTTCAAAAAGAAAAATAATTTTGAAACTTTTTTTAAAAATTTTTTTATATTAATTTTAATTGCTCTTTTTTTTGTGTTTTTGTTAATTGATTTAACTCATTTTCAAGTTCTTTCATTCTTTCAATTTTATAATTTTCGTCGGTTTTAAATCTAAATTTACTAAACCATACATGTTCGTAATTTAGGGTTTCGTGATCGATATGATTTGGATTTTTAGCCCAAAATAAACCACATCCGACTTTTGTTAAATCTATCTCAGGATAGGAAACATATATAAAATTTTCTAATGATTCTACCTTCAAATTTAATTTTCTTGCGCTATATCCCATAATTCCTTGGTCCGCTAATAACCACAACCACTCGGGTATTTTTTCATAATTTCTTTTGATGATACTCAAATGTTTATTCAGATAATCCTCACAAAGTTCATTATTATTTATATATAAAAATGAAGTATTTGGCATTAACATGTTTTGTGCAAAATCTTCAATTCCACCGATGCTATCAATTTGTTGGTTTGAAACAAAAAATTCACCTCTTTGTATTTCCCAATGAGTATGAACTAAATCATAATCATATATCCAATTGGGTAATTCGTCCCTTATTATTAAATCATTATCTAAAAATATGAATGGTTCTTTTTGTTTTCCTATAACAATTGATTTTCCAGTAGTCCAAAATTTACCTGCTTTTATATCATTATTTTCATTATCAAAAGTGTTAAGTGTATCAACATCAATTTCATCCCACAAATCTAACAAATTTAATTTTTTGTAAAATTCAAAACCAATTGTATCAGTATAAAGTTTAGTATGTCCTATATGTTTTTTTGCACGTAGAACGGCTACTTTTTGAATCAATAATTCATAATCAACAATATTATAATTAGTTTCATCAATGTCAGACATTTTAATTTTATTATAACCTTCAGCATCATTTTTATGAAAAAAAGGTTTTGTCCAATTTACAAAAATTGCTTTCATTAATTATGAATTAGATATATGTCTTTTTTAATTAACTTATTAATTATATTGTGTAAATTGATTTGAGATTGTTTTTTTATGTTGATTAAGTTAAAAATATTATCCTCAGATCTACCAAAAATAACAGTTGGTTCGTAGTTTAAAATATAATGTTCTAAATCGCAATTAACATAATTAAAAATTGAAAATTCTTCGACTAATGTAACAATGTTTAATTTATTTGAAATTTCAATAAGTTTATTTGGAATTTTTTTATTCGAACAATAGATGAAACCAGCATTTGGTAAAACGATTTCATTATCTAATCTCCATCCATATTTTTGCATTTCGATTATTTGATTATTTACCCAAACTCGATCGTGTTCAAACTCAATTTTGTCTTTTAAATCTAAAAATTCTATCGGATAGGCATATGTTGGAACCAAAAATTCTTTATCTTCTAAGTAAGAATAAAATGTATCATCAAATTCTCTTATAATTTCAACATCCCAATCAAGAAATATAAATTTTTCATATGATTGTGCAGCTAATCTCAAACACTCCAATTTATGATAGAATTTTCTTATGTTATCATTAACAACATCAGATTTTTCTGACACCAATACACAATCAAAACCTTTGGAAAGTAAATATTTGTATTTATCTATCCCCCAAACATAAACAATCTCATTTAATGGAGGAGTGTTATAGAATTCATCGTATTGTCCCCATACGGCTCTAATAAATTTTATTTCTTTTTTTAAAACCATATGGAAATACAATGATTATTCAACTATTTTTTGGATTTTTTCTCTTTTTTTGGCGTTTCCTCTACTTTTTTTGGTGGATTTTGTTCTTCTTTCTCTTCTTTAACCATTTTTTGTAGACTTTCTCTCCATTCTGATTTAGGTATGAATTTCCAATATCCTGAATCTACTTTTTGACTTGCTTCAGCATCTGAAAGTCTTCTTATTTCACCAATTTCGGTGTTTTTTGTTGCTTTGATTGATTTAATACACTTCATAGTTTACCTCCATGTTTTATTTAATCAAATATACATTATTTATCCTAAAAAACAAATATTTATATAAATGAATTTAGATAAAATTATTATTGAACATTTAGAGGCTCTTAAAACACCTATAGAACCTATAAATGAGTGTACAGTTGCAGGTGTTAGACTTGATGATGGTATTGTTTTAGCAAAAAATAGAGATCGAGGGTATACCGCTGAAGTCGAAATAGTTCACGAGTTAATAGAAAACGTTGAAATAGTATATTGGCACGATGTTGATACTGATTGGTCTGAAGGAATGAATGAATTTGGTATTGGGATGGTTAATTCATCATTAATGGTAGGAGATGATGAAAAAGAAGGGGATAAAGTTGAAAAGAAAAGAGAAGAAAAAATGAAAAATCCTAATTCTGATGACAAAAAGAAATCTCCTAAACACGCAAGTGATGGTGCAAAAATTAGACAAGTTTTAACTCAAAAAAATATTAGAGATGCCGTTAAGGTATTAATTTCGACAAAAGGAGATGGAAGTGCAGATGTTAAGGGAGTTACTGGTGAATCAATAATTAGTGATGGCAAAGAAATTTATATTATCGAACATACAAGTATTGATGTGCCGGTAGTTAAAAAACTAAAAAACGACAGAAAATTAGCTGTTAGAACAAATCACGGCATTTTTCACAAAGATGTTGGTTATCAACACGGAATTAAAAAAGATTCTACTCATAGTAGAATGGAAGTAGCTAAAGAACATTTGAAAGATGCAAAAACAGATCAAGATGTTTTAGATATTTTGAAAAAACAATGGACAAAAAATACGTTTTTGAATCCATACAGAAAAACTAACAAATTCCATATGCAAACCACAGGTCAAATTATGATGAATTTGGATAAAAGAGAAGTCACAATTCGTATGGATAAAATCCACGGCGAATTAACAGGAACGGAAAACCTCTTACCAAAAGGGTATGAACCAAAAATCAAAGTTAAAATAGAAAATTAAATATTTTCCTCTCTAAATATTTTTTCTATTTTTTTAGGTAAAGTTTTATAGTTCATATTGAATTTATTAGACATAGCAGCTTTTATAGCTTCATTTTTATACGGACTATTGTTTGGTTTAGACCATCTTCTGGTGATTCTCATCCAATTATAAAAATTAACATATGCATTAGCTTTTCTAATATAATTGTCAATGTTAACTTTTAATCCAAAAGTTTGAATTACTTTAACTGATCTTTTCTCATTATCTAATTCCAAATCTCGTGCAACAGCTATGTGTTTATCAATATTTCTACAATTTTTACCATCCAACCAACTCCATACTTTTTCCAAAGAAACTACCGCATCTTTCCATAATTGTATTTGTTCAACCCATTGAGTCAAGTGAGAATATTCGTGTGCAAGAATTTCAATCCAATCAGGGCGGTTCATTGCTACAACTAATTCAGGTTTTTCTTCATCGAACCATCCTGAACATCTAACTGATTCTCCACTCATTTTAACAAATGTAACATTTCTCAATGAACATTTCACTCCATAAATTCTACAAATTTTCTTGACGTGGTTGATGAACGCTTGTTCTTGTTTTGTGTATTTCATATTTTTTAATTTCTTCTTCTAAAAACTCCATAGCATCATTATCACCTATTAAAAAATCATAACATTTATAGTGCTTATGGAAAGCATTTGGTCCGACCTTTTCTAAATGGTCTTTCAAATCTTCTAACTTAGGTAAATGGGTATGTGTTCCTGACATAATATAATATAACAAAAAAAAGTGAAAATAAAAAATTTCAATAAAAAAACCCCAATTAAGGGGTTTAAATTAATTTTTTTTATAATTCGTAATTGATTATGCGTAACTTTCGTTAGTATCTTCAATTTCTGAATTAACTTGAGAATGAACGATAGAATCTGAATGGTCATATATTTTTATATGTCCATTGTGCCTTCTTGTTGCTTTCAAAGCTTCTTCGAAAGACTCATACAATTCTTCAATTCTATGCATCATACCATTCTCCCATTTTGTAATTCTTAATTTGTGACGGCTCATGTTTTTAATTTTTTATTTAAATATATCCAACCAAATTTTTTTGGTTTTATTAGTGTATTTCTTCAATTTAAATTGATTTGACAGAACATTATCTGTTGGGTCTTTATAAATTGTTAAAAGTTTATTATAAATATCATCGCTACTAGTTGGATCAGCACATTCAGAGGATTTCATCCAAGGTATTTCTACCGACCCTATTAAAGGAACACCAACACTGATTAAATCTGCACCGACAATATTGAATGTCTCTGAAAATGAACATTGTAAGCCAATATCCATTGCTTCACATAATTCCAAAAATTCTTCTCTCGGTCTCCAATTATCATTAATCAATTGATGGTCTTTATCGAACAAATGTCCAAACATACCTTTCAAATTGTTAAGTACAGGTTCACCTTTCATTTCAATCCTTCCCGAATTGATGTGGAATCTTAATTTTTTACCTATGCTATCAGCAAATCTTATTGATGCTATTGCTTGAATCATATGATTCTTTAAGGGTCTTACCGCACCAAAACAACCTATATCAATTGTGTCTTTGTTAAAATTATGTTCCTTAGTTTTATAATTCTGAGGGTAATAATTAGGCATATAGAATACCTTCTCATTTAATTTTTCATTATCCCAACCTTTACTTATTTTTAAAAATGTTTGAACATCAAGTAAAGCCCTCGGTGCATTGATACCAATGTATAAATTTGGGAAATCAACATAATCACCAATCCAATCGAATGCGTTTCCTTCACCTGCTAAAAAGGGTGTTTCACTGTGTAATCTTATAATCCATTTTACTTTAGGATGTAATTTACATAAAATAGTAAACTTACTTGGAACTACCCATAATGCTTCAATAATAACGTGTGTTGGCCTATGTTTAGTTACCTCTCTGTCAATACAATTGTTATCAATTGCAACAAAAAGATTGGACTCTATACCTGAATCAATCAACATTTGATTCATAAAATTAGCTGAGTTGTATAAACCTGTGCTCATACCAATGTGTGAGTGTGTTGCAGCATTATAATCTGGACGCCTTTTGAGGATAAATAGAACCTTATTGTTTGACATGATTTGTGTTTGGAATTATATTGTTAATTATACACAATAATTAACAATATATCAAATAAAACCGATAATTTTTATAAATTTAACATTACAAAAAATTAATCAACTCAATAAGTGATGGAAATTATGTTCAACATTCGGTTTACTATTGAGTTCTTTCAATTCATTAATGAAAGAATCAAAAAAAGTGAAAATAAAAAATTTTATAATTGTAACGTTGAAAATACATCCATAAAATTTTGTGGTTTAAAATTTAGATGACTTGATAATAAATCGAAGTTCACGCAATAATTTCTTGGGTCAGATTCGTTCATTAAAGTGTATTGAAAATCTTTGAATGATTTTAACATATTAATTATTTCAAATTTACTTACATTTAATTCGTTACTACCAATATTCAATATTTGTTCTTTGAAATCGATATTGATTAAAGCACTCAAAATAAGAACACAATCATTAACGTGTAAGTGAGGCCTTTTGGTATTAGGGTCATATATATTTAATATTTTATCATTCTTAATTTCATCAACAAACATATTGATTAATGTATCACCTCTGTATGGGTTTGACATACCATATAATGTTGAAAGTCTTAATATTTTAAATTTACTATTCCCCTTTTCCAACAATATGTTTTCACATATTATCTTCATTTTGGAATAAAGTGAAGTGATTTTTATTGGTGATTTTTCATTTACAATATCTTCAGTACTACCATAAACACTACAACTACTAATGAAAAATATCTTTGGAATTGGTATGTTTTTAGAATAATCAAAAGAATTGATAAATTTCCTAAAATATTCAATTTCAATTTCGACTTGTTTTTCTGTAGTTAATTCATCAAGTCTTGATTGAGCTAAATAAAAAATTATATCAAAAGAAAGAGCGTGAAAATCTGATCTTTGTATAATTGCACCGACGTCACCAATTATCTTTTTACAATTAATTAAATCCTCTGTATTGTATTTGAATTTATCAAAAACAACAACATTGTGACCATTTGAAATTAAATTGTTAGATAATGGTACACCCAAATATCCTCCCCCACCAATTAATAATATATTCATTTAAATACGTCCATTTTAGTTAAATCAGGATAATCATTTATAGTCCATTGTTTAGGTATTTTTTTGATTGCATCGGGTAATTTCATTAAACCAAATGCAGCATTTTCAGGTGTCATATAATAATGGTAACCTAATGTGTCAATATTTTGTTCTCTCCACGGTATCTCAGGTAATCTACCATCATAAGACATTTTTTTTAATTGACGAGCAGCATTCTCATCGTCAGTCAATATCATACCACCTCTACCCAAAGATAAATGTTTTTGAAACTGAAAACTCAAACACATAAAAGTTCCAGTTATATAACTATTTGGTCTCCATAAAACAGCGGCATCTATTATGTTCGGATAGATTGAATAATGATCAACCCAATCATCATCTCTCCAATATAGTTTTATATTTAATTTTTTTGACAACATTGGAATTGAAACATATGTTCTTTTCGGTACGTGAATTGTTAATGCATCACAATAACGTAGTGAAAGTTCCAATGCGTGTGTGCAGCTATCAGTTGCAACTGCAAATGGGGCTCCATAAAATTTAGCAATTTCTTTTTCAAAATTACTTACAGATTCAAAACTCATATTTTATTACATTCAATATTCAAACTAATTAATGTGCCGTTTTCTTTATCCATATGTGGAAGATACGATTGAGAAAAATCATCAAATTTTCCGTGTTCAACTTTTTCCCAATTCCAAAATCTCATATCTTTGAAACCATTATTTTTCAGTAAAAAAAATAAAGATTCATAATCGTAAGCGGTCTTGTGATAAATGGTATTTCTAATCATTTTCATTTTACCGTAAATTGGTCCTAAGAAATTTTCTATAGGATAATCTTTTCTTAGATATAAAAACATCATTTTTCTAAAATCAGGTACGGCCAATCTCAAAGTACCATTTATTTTTAAAGTACGTCTCCATTCTTTTAGAATTTCAATAACTTCATCTCTATCAAAATATTCTAAAACGTGGGAAGCATATATTATGTCTACACTATTATCTCCAAATGGTAATTTAGAAACATCGTGGGAATATAAATGAGGAAAATCACCACCATCAATATGAATCCATTCAGGACCAAAATCTCTTTTTCCACAACCTAAATGTAATTTCACTATATTATTATTTTTATATTTTTTTTATAGAAATTAAAATCACAAGATTGATCCCAATCGTTGTTCATATATTTTTGTTCTATTTTTTCCCATTCATCTGTTACTAAAACTGATGGTTGATTTCTATATCTTTTAGCAAATTCACTCCAAGTTGATATATTTGATTGGATAAGAAATTTGCAAAAGGATAATGAAAATAAATCTACAACATCGTCTAACACTTTTATTGATTCAATGTTTAAACCTGAATAATTTAAATAATACAAAATATTGGATATAAAGTCTTCTTTTGTGATTATATTTTTACCATATTTTTCTTTGTAATATAAAATGAAAGTATATGGTAAATCCGTACTAATAAAAAATTTTTGGTGTGGATTAATTTTCAGCATATTATCAATTATTTTGAAATAATAATCATCAGGTATAAATTTATAACCAATGTCGTAATCTTTAACTAAATTTCTGAGATTAATATATTTTTCTTGTAAATCTTTCGGTAACGTATTCACATCATCATTTGTGTAAAATACACCTACGTTCCTTCTTATGTGAATCCCAACAACATTTTTCATTTTAGTTTTTATGAAATCCTCGATATATGGATTAGCTAATCTAACTAAACTTATTGGACTGAAAGTGTTGTCATTATAAAATGTTGAGAGAGATTTGTAACCAAAATTTGAATACCAATGGTCTCCATTTAAATCGAAAAAATTGGTATTGAACATGTCGTTAATCATATCAATATCAATTTCTGAACCTATATTATTTTTTGTGTATGGGAAAATTGAAGTGTTAGGGAGATAAATCAAATTATATTCACGCCAATGATAATCATCTAAAATGATTTGAAATTTGAAATTGTTTTTTTTGTTTAGTTCATATGCTATTTCCCAATGTAATAATCTATTACATAAACTTGTATCAGTATCAATCCAAGTTGATGGATTTAACCATCTGAGAGTTTTTTCATACTTCATTGAACAAATATAACAAAAAATTTACACTCTAACAAGTGCATTTGCTGCATATGTCATCATAGCACCTAAATGTTTGTATCTAACTTTATAACCCATACCTTCAACTAAACCTACCGCTTGCCTTAAAACAGAGTTTGATTTATATTTTGGATCAGGATTTAAGTCAATATCAATCCATTGTGGTTTTGGTAAACCATTTTCTTTTAGAAATTCAGCAACTTCAAGGGATCTCCACACCTCATTTAATAATCTACTTGGTGTGTTTCTTTCCATTGCCACAGTCTCACGTGTACACAATACGTGAGCACCTTTACCTTTTGTGTAAAGAGCAATAACTACACCATAGATAGTTTTTTTATTACCATAACATTGTGAATCTGAACCAATAAGGATTTCCACATCCTCTCTTGTTGCGATGTACTCTTTGATGTAATCAATTACATCAGGAATTGGGGTTCCGTGAAGAGTTCTAAAATTTTTCATTCTTTTCGTTTTACATAAGTATTTGTTTATGAAGCGGAGAGTAGTGGTAACGATCCACTTTGGGTTTTACCCCAGCCTCGGTTTAGCAAACCGGCCTCTTACCTTTCGAGCAACTCTCCATTGTTGTCCCTCAGGGATTCGAACCCCAACTAGATGGACCAAAACCATCTGTACTACCGTTATACTAAAGGACAATAATCTCAAGCATTCTACTTCCCGCAGCACGAAATTGTATCTAACTTAGCCCAACGTTAGCGGTATGGGTACTTGAGTTGGAGCGAAAAACCAGGAACGATCTGGCAACCCTCAGTTTGGAAAACTGATGCTCTACCAATTGAGCTATTTTCGCATTTGGTGACTGAAAAAAACCTATTCTTCTTGTGGTCTTGTCACCGGAGACCCGTGAGCTCAATAACAGACTCGAACTGTTGTCTAATGATTACAAATCACTTGTTCTACCAACTGAACTAATCGAGCAATTATTGGAACTTTAGAAGGTATTCCAACTGATGGTTTAATACTTTACCACACCACGATTCGCGAGCTGTAAGACCCCAATCATTGATACTCTTCTTACGCTTACACTTCAAGTATCTAGTGAGCGAAAAACCAGGCTCGAACTGGCCACCTTCTACTTGGCAAGCAGACGCTCTACCTAATGAGCTATTTTCGCAAATGTTGAGTGAGACTAACTCAACGTCATTTATTTGTACATAATAAACATTTAAGTCTTTTTGTAGAAGATATTGGATTCGAACCAATGATCTCTTGTGTGTAAAACAAGCGCTTTAAAACCAGCTAAGCGAATCTTCTATGTTATATTTGTCGTTTTTTATTTTTTTAATGTCATCTTTTTTTATGATAATTAAATTTTTTACAACTTTCCATTTACATCTATCACGTTCTCTTTCAAAACCTTTCACCTCAATATATCTATCAAACTCCGTTAAATAAAAATCGGGGAAATAAAGATGTATTGAATTTTCCCATTCATATTCAAATGGTTTTAATTTATTTGTCCATTTGATATTATTTTTATCTAACCATTTCGCCACTTCTAGTTCCCATGTTCCTTTTAATTTGAAACCTTTATACTCTATTATTGGTGTTCTTCCACTAACATTAGATGCGGTATAACTTTCAGGATTATTAAGAACAGCATTTTTCATTGCTTCTCTATGTTTTTTTCTTTGTTCTTCGTTTAATTTATTTCCTTTATTATTTTTACTTAATTTTTTTCTTGTTTCATCACTAATAAAAATTTTTCTACCTTCTAACTTGGCTTTAGTATATTGATTTTTATTTTCTTTTTTTATTAAACCATTTTTTAATTTTTCATTATAAATTATAAAATTAGATTTAATGTTTTGACAATTAGGATTTAATTTACATAATCTTTCATGATTTCTTAAACTATTTCCATTTTTACACTCTTTATTACAAAATTTACATTCCATTTAAAATATGTTTATATTATATAAATATAAGAAAAAATGGAGTTATTTGTTCTAACCTATTATTTTTTTGTGGGTGAGTTCGGATTCGAACCGAAGACCTAAAGTTTATGAGACTTTTGCTCTAAAACCAGCTGAGCTACACACCCGAAATATTTTGTTGGGGTGGACGGACTCGAACCGCCGAACTCGAAAGAACAGATTTACAGTCTGCCGTCATTGCCACTAGACTACACCCCAATTTTGTACTTCCTTTTGGATTTGTTGTTTAGTACTAACCACTCCACCGTGACCAAGGAGAGACTCGAACTCTCACGCATTTCTGCACCAGATCCTAAGTCTGGCGTGGCTGCCATTACACCACTCGGCCATTTAGTCTTTTCCTTACCTCTTAATAACCACATTGCCATTCCGGTGTTACTGCCGGACGCTTACCATTTGTTCAAACGGAAGTGATTATCACGTTGCGCTGATTCAGAATTACGATATCTGGACCCCGAAATTAATAGTTTCGTGCTCTGCCTCTGAGCTAAATCAGCATTTGTCGAGTAAGCAGGATTCGAACCTACGGCATCTTGGTCCCAAACCAAGCATTCTACCGGACTGAATTATTACTCGATGGTCGGCTCCGATTTTTTATACAGAACGTTGCCGAAGTAAACTGTTTTGTGATCCCGACAAGGGTCGAACTTGTAACCTACAGTTTAGAAAACTGTCGCTCTAACCATTGAGCTACGGGACCATTGTGATCCTGGTTGGATTTGAACCAACACGAACATTACTGTTCAATAGATTTTAAGTCTATCGCGTGCTACTAATTTCGCCACCAAGGTATTTGTTTCCCAATATGTCAAAGATCAATACTAATATAAAAAATAAAAGTCACTAAAACAAAAAACCCGAACATTTTTTAGAAGTTCGGGTTGTAATATCTTAAGTTAAATTTATCTTAGATTAGTGTGTCCGAACTTAAAGTGCATGTAGGTTGCACAAGATAGCCATTACCATTATTTAATGGTCTACTCGTAATCCCCAATATGTTATTTAAGTTCTTCATCGTTTATATAATTATATGCAAATATACAAAAAGTATAAATAGGAAACAAATATTTTATTAATTATTTTTTTACCAACGTCTAGGCGGCGGTGAAAATCTCGGTTGTTGATATCTATGAACGTGATACATTCTACTCCAAGGATGGTAATGAGAATATGCTCTTCGTTCCATATAACAACCTGATAAAGTTGTTATTAACAATACAAAAAATAATATCTTTTTCATATCAATAAATATTGAACCCCAAAAGTCATCGTGATTAAAAAAAAGTATTCGGTGCGGGAATCGAACCCGCGACTGGTCTTAGAAAGAGACCCGTGATAACCCCTTCACTAACCGAACTTTTCGGGACGAGTTAGGTTTCCTCATATGTCCCTACTTAATAGTTGTGTTTAGAGGGAAGTCCAAAACACGGTATTCACCAAAAGGGACTTTACTTTCGATTATCGCTGAAACTTTTAACTACGCTCAATTTATCTTTTAATTTGTTTCGTTTAACGTCCAAACAAATGTCCCAGTTGAGCGGGACAAAAAAGACGACCTGCAATCAAGATAGGATTTGAACCTACAAACCGTTTTCGTGTTCTTCCATTCCACTCAACGACATACCTATGTGATCCTGCGGGAAGAAATCGTCCATCTTGCGATGCCTACATAGGTGTGTATACCACTACACTTCTTGATTATGTTAATCACTCAAATGGGTATTTGTTATAGTATCACAATTGTTGCACTATACTCTGGTTAATTACTCCGTCTGTACCCAACAGCTTTATGTTGGCTTATAATTGGCTACTTTACTATAACTCACATTTTTATTTGTGATTAAAAATCCTCGTCTTTCCGAGGTGCCACTTAGTATTTTAGATTTCTCCTTGGGCTAAGACCCGTGCGGAAGAGTGACGTGTCGATCGCCATACCTTGCAGTACTCACAGTTTTCAAGACTGGATTCAGGGCCGCCTGAAGTACTCTTCCATGTTCCCGTTTTTTCCTCACATTTAGCCCAATCAACAGTGAGACATTGATTGGATTTTGATCATAGAAGTCTACAAGGTTTCCCCATTAAGCCGTTACCACGGGCAAACTAAATCAGCGGTCCGTAGGGGTTACGCTCCCCTCATACTGATGTGACAAACCAGCGTTATACTAATTAACTAACAGACCGTGTTTGATCCTAACTCACCTTAAATTGCACCTCCTAGTCACTGCTTTGGTTGACAAAGTCCTCGTTGAGTTAGTCTCAAAAAAATTACAGGTTTTTCGCACCATCTATGTACATCATAACCAACATATCCCTATGTCGGTGGTTACATTTTCGCATTGGGTTAATTACTCCCGACTTATAGTAACTCTACCCTCACCATCCTACATCGCGATTCGGACGGGTCTTTTGGGATTTATAGACAGTGGGGTTACACCACCGTCATCACCTGTTGAGCTCAATAACAGACTCGAACTGTTGTCTAATGATTACAAATCACTTGTTCTACCAACTGAACTAACCGAGCTTCTTTTAACAAAGATAATAAATAAAATTTAATATTCCAAATTTTTTTTAAAATATTGTTTTTTTATAGTCTTTTCCCAAAAAACGATTAAGATTATATGATGAATTATGTGAAATATTATATTGATAAACCCACTCATCAATATGATATTCGCTTTTCAAATGTTTTTGTACTTTAAACATATGTCCACCGTCATCACCAATCATTCTTTCTGTGTCAATTGGAATTTTACTCATTATTTCCTTTTTTATTACCATTCTATAATTTGGATTCGAAACACATTTAATTTTCTCATCATCTTTTATCCATCCCGTCCTTTTATATTTTATACTAAAGTCCGTCTCCCATGTTTCGGTTTCACTTACATTAAGAATTTTATACGTTATACAATCAACATTTTTATTAATTCCGTTCATTATCAATTCTATTCCATTTTCACAAATCCAATCATCATCATCCCAATAAACAATATATTTTCCTTTTGAATTTTGAGATAATATATTCCTTTTTTCACCAATGCTCAACTCTCTATTATCTGATAAAACCAAAATTTCAATTTGTTCCTTGTAAGGTTCACATTGTTTTTTTAATTCATTATAAATCCTATTAAACGATTCATTTCTTTCTACAATCGTTGCAGTTAGTATTGATAATGAAATTTCATTTTTCATAATTTTAAATAGTTGCGGGTGCAGGATTCGAACCTGACGTGCTATATTACTAGCGTCGGCTTATGAGACCGCTGAGTTTGACCTCTACTCTAACCCGCAATATGGGTGTAATGTCGGTAACGATCCGACTTCCCGAGCTCCACAAACTCGTGCTTCACCTTAAAGCTTAAAACACCATTTTACCAATTTTTAATTCTTTCCAAAAGTTCATCAATTGTTATTGTTGAATTTGTTTTTTTTAAATTATTATCCTTATGTATCATCAATTTACAATTTGCGGGATGTTTCATTATATCAGGCGATATTTTTAATTTAAATCCATCTTTTACTGAAAACATATGATCTCTACTAACACCATTCAAATTATTACCTCTATTTGAAGCTGAATACCACCCATATTTTTTTATTAAATCTAAATCAAATTTATTTGGATATTCATAAACATTAAAATCAAACTTAGATTCCACCCTATAATATTGATAGTATTCAATTTTACAAGATTCACAAATGTATTTGTATTTTTCTTTTACATCGTTTGAACAAATTTTACATTTTTTTATTGGTTTTTCTTTTTTTGGTTTATTGTTAAAAAAACCCATTAATGAATTTTTTATTTTTTGTTTTGTTTCGTCAGTTAATTTTCTATTTTTATTTGTGTGTTTTGCAGAACAGGAATTTGAACAAAATTTAGAATTAATATTTGAATAATTTTCAAATTCATTTCCACAATTAACACATTTTATTACATTTTTATATTTTATTTTTAATCCGAGTCTATTCATTTTTAATGATAGGGCCTTTTTAGTTACGCCAAGTTCTTTAATAATTTCATCTGGTCTTTTGTTTTTATTTATTAAACATTCTAATTTTTCTATTTTTATTTTATTCCATTTCATATTATATAAATATCACAAAATGAGAAAAATACCGTTCTTGAACCTAATGGAGACGATGGTGAGATTCGAACTCACAATGAAATAAAAATTTTCTGGTTTTGCAGACCAGTGCTTTCAACCATTCGGCCACATCGTCTAATTTACAACAATATCTTCCAACACAATATCTTCACCTTGTGTATGTCTATACACTTTATCGAAGAACTCACCTAATAATTTGTAATCCTCATCAATCATACTACAAAAATCAAATGCTGGTATCACATTATGAATTTTCCCCTGAACAACTTTATCAAATTTTGCGTCAGGTTTATATTCAAAAATTATATTTCCTCTAAAAATGTATTTCATAACTTTTATTTTGAGGTTTTATATAGATTCGAACTATAACTTCAGATTCCGTAGATCTGGGTGCTCACCATTACACCATAAAACCTATTTTACTTCCATTGAGTCTTTCTGTTGTGTTTCCACGTTCTGAATTCTCTCCAATTATGGTTTGGTAAATTTCCGTGATGAAAATTCCAACCATAATCCCAATCACCTTCGTATTTGTCAGGTGCCGTGATAATATTATACTCTTTGTTATGAGTAGTTGATTTGGCAACTTTACCATTTTTTCTTTTTGCTTTCATGTCATTAGGTTTACCTAATGCATATCAAATTGTTTTTTCATAGTTACTTATATTTTCTTATAATTTCAAATACTCTTTTTATGTCAGTTAATTCCATTTTCTGATCTGGTTTGATTGGGTAAAATGCAATAGTGAATCCGTGGTTACCGCAAAAGTAATCTTCTTTCTTTATTCTATTACCATTTACCTTTTCAAGATATATCCAAGGAACATTTCCTGACATTTCAATATCTATTCCAATCTTTTTCAATCTTGGTACCAATCGGTTTAACACATTATTTTCCATATTGTGAATATTTTACTTTACATATTATTAGCACGGGTGGAGGGAATCGAACCCCCAGTCTGTAGTTTTGGAGACTATTATGTTACCGTTACACCACACCCATATTTTTGTTCCCCCTGATGGATTCGAACCATCGACATTCACCGTATCAGGATGACGCTCTAACCAACTGAGCTACCTAAGAATATGTGGACACGTAGGGAATCGAACCCTTTCACTCTGATTGCAAATCAGGTGGTCTGCCATTGACATCCGGCCCATTTATATTTTTCCAAATCACATATTTTTTACCTCATTTGGCAAATTATAATGTTATTATATTTTACCAAAACTACTGTAAAACAAAAAACCCCGAGATTTTTGAAGTCTCAGGGTTTCTTAATATCGTAATTTAACTTTAGTTAAATCGTATTCCAATCTCCGAGACTATTGTGCATAGCGCGCTCATCCGCCCAAATTGAACAGATTGTAAACGACATTGTATGTTTTAATTGTTTCATCGAAGTTATTTTTAGTTTTGTTTTCTTTGTTTGAATGAAATGTGTACTAGTACAATCCCAATACGTCCATCTCATTTGTTTTACAAAGATACTAATAAGTATTTGAAAAAACAAGAAAATATCAAAATATTTATAAAAAAGTTTTTTTTATGTCACAATATGATAGTTTATATGAGAAGGGATACTATTTCGGTAATTTATCTGAATCAGATGTTAATATGGAAGAATTTATCGAAATATCCAATGCGGTTTATTCATTTGAAAAAGATAGATTGAAGTATTTTGATTATTTTAATGTTATTGATGATAAGATGCCACATAAAATTCCCTACTCAGAAAAACAAGATAGAATAAATTATTTGGAAAATAATCCTCAAGTTACCGCTTGTAATTCTTCACATAATTTACTTGTATCTAATGAAACAAAATATTGTATTGATTATTTTCAAGATGTTGTTTCAAAATTTTTTCATAAAATTCATTCAGACTACACTGAAGAAAAATTTAAGAATGGTGATATTAAAACGAATAGTGGCATCCAAATGTATGATAACGGATGTTACCAAAATGCACATACTGATGGACACGTAGGTGAATTTGTCATAATAATTTATTTTTCAGACCCATCAAATTATAATAATACTGGTAGATTAGAAATATTAAAAGATTCACACTCAAATGAAGAAATAATTGATTTTGTTGATCCTGTTTTAGGTAAATTTTCAATATTTGAGGTTGTTAAAAATAACGTAAGACATCGTGTACAAAAAGTTGATGGTGATTTTATTAGATTTTCTTTTTTAGCACAAATAAGAAAAAATTTTTAATTTCCCTTAAAATACGTTGTTCTCAATTTATTTGTATAGTTATCATATTGATAGTAATTCTTCTCAACAAAACTATTTCCTGTTCTCAAAAAGATTGTTTTATTATATAGTAAATTATTTGGTGTATTATATTGTGTAACTCCTGCGTCAATATAACCTATATCTTTTTTTCCATCATTATTGAAATCATAATATACTAATTTACCTCTCCAACTTGTTTTAGTTAAATTTGGATCGTTAATTATCCAAGAATTATCAATATTAAATGAACCATTTGATTGTTGAATATAAACAACAATATTCCAAGTTGAATAATTAACCGTATTCAAAGCTATTAAGTCTTTTAAACCATCTCCGTTTAAATCATCTACTATATAATCAATTTGAACAACATTAGTTGCGGAATAATAAGGTAAAGTGTCAACATTTTGGTCATTAAATCTTCCTTTACCTTGATTTAGTAATATTTTTTGTTGCACGTTATTTGTTTTGTCTTCACCGAAACAAATCACTAAATCATTTTTTCCGTCATTGTTTACGTCCATAATGCGACCTCCATAAGCTGCCCCTGCAGCTGCTGTAACCACCTCACCAAAACCATTATCGGGATGAAAGTTTTTTGTGTCAGAAGCAAAATCTGCAAATCCGTTATTTGTGAAATATGGATATGAGGGTATACCCCAAAATATGTATGTATGTGAATTACAAGTTACCAACAAATCTGGTATTCCATCTTCATTCAAATCACCAACATCACCACCTTCTATTGTGAAATGTAATAAATCAGGTTGGATTAAACCGTCTAATTTCGTCAAATCATATCCACCTTTACCGTCACTAATCACTAAAGTAATTGGTTCCAAAGGTGAATTTGAATCCCCTTCGTCGTGATGACCAAAAATAACTAAATCAACATAATTGTCACCATTTAAATAAACAGGTACAACTTTAATTGGTCCACCAATAAAATTAGTTTTATCGTTAATTAAATTTTGCTCTTTAAATGTCTTAGAAGCGGTGTCCCAAATTAAAAAAGATAGGTTTGATTGAATACCATTGTAAGCTGAACCTGCATTGAACACATCAATATAACCATCATTATTGAAATCACCTAAAGCTAATTGGGTGGTGAATGCTGATAAACAACTTAATCCATTATTCCCTTGAGTTATTCCTTTTTGGAATATATCAACCATAATATCAGGTAAAACTTGTGTATTTTGCCAATAACTGCTACCTAACTGACGAGCATTTGGTGCTACTTTGTAACCATAAAAAACAGTATCTACAGCAGTAGCTACTATAGCGGTATTTGTTGTAGTGGTACCGATATGGGTAAAATCATCGGTTTTTCTACAAGAAAACAAGGTTAAAACTAACACTGAAAAGACTAATTTTTGCATATTCTAGTTATTTGAAATGTAAAATTAGAATATTCTAATTAAACCACCAAAAAAAGTTTTTTAATTATTTAACGACCCGCAACCCCAACTGGTTATATTTATAAATGACAAAATAAATGTACCTCTTTTGGATATAATCTAATTTATGCCCCTCAGAGGCCACTCAACTCAATTTTATGGAAAAGATAATCGCACTAACGTCTAATTTGAAAGAAAAATTCGTCTATGGATTTTTGATTTTATTCGGAGCTTGGTTAATATTTGCTCTTGGTTTAATATTTTATACTGTATTTTTAGAAGCTACAGGTAATGAAACGGCTTTACAGAATATGGCTAACCAATTTGAATGGAAATTTGATGGTACATTCAAAAACGATCCAAATAACATTTGGTATAATGCAGACGAACAAATGTTTGTGGAAAGCGTAACAAATAAGGTTGTTATTGGAAAATTAGCGGGAAATAGAAATTTAGCTTTTGGAGTGAAAAACATCTTGGAAGAATTTTTACAAGAAAAGGGTTACAATCTTTCACCATCAGCCCCTAACAAACTTCAAGTCGAAATTATATTTTTAGATGTATTAACAACCAAAAAAAATATATCAGTTTTTCACAAAAACGATGAAGAAGTGGTTGTTCGTATGAAGGGTAATGTAATAAAAAATGGTAAAAAGGGTAAAGATATAATCGTAGAAGCTTCTTCAGATGAAATATCTATGTCAACTTTAGCTATTGATGAAGGTGGTAAATTCAATCAACAAAGTTTGAGTAATGCAATAAAGAAAGCGTGTGAATCGCTTGTTAAAGAAATAGAAAAACAAAAATAAAAATAAAAAAGACAAAAAATAAAATGAAAAAAATACTCTCCACCTTAGGGACAATAATATTGTCCTTAGCTACTGCATTTAGCTTAAATGCTCAAAGTATTTCAATTAATCAAGCCATTGTTCAACAACCACCATATCACGTTGGTGATACTTTAACAATGACATATACTGTAACTAATACAAGTACAAATCCTCGTTATTTTTGGTTAAGATATCAATATAATAACCAAGCTTTACAATTTGTTCCGAACAGCACAGTTTTCTCACAGGGTACGTCTTCTCAGACTTATTATACAAGTTGGAGTAACTATCAATTTAATTCAAATCCTAATTTTAATGTTGGTGATTTATATAATCAATATCATACAACACCTTGGAATTATGTTTCAAATAACAGTTGGAATGTGGGACAATTAACTGTTCAAAGAACAGATGCTGCCATAAATGGTGTGATTGCAACTCAAAAATTTATTTTATTAGACCAAAACAATTATAATAATATACATAAATTGGATATGTCGTATGGTATTGATGTTAATGGTAGTAATATAACAACAATCAACTCCAATGTTTTGGATTTAACAATACCTTCAAGTAATATTTTAGGTAATTCATCAGCTTACAAAATAATGATTGCGTTTCCTTTAGGCGACACAACAATTACACATTTGAATGCTCAGTTGATGAACCTTAACGCTGATGGTACAACAAATTGGAGTGTTCCTCCAATCGCTCAAACAAAATTCAATGCACAAGGTATTGCAACATTTACAGGTTTAAAAGTTGGACAAAAATTTGCCGCATATGTTACACCGTCGTTTCATTTATCTTATTTAGATAATATAGTAACAGTGTCAGACGCATATAAAGCTTTTTTAGGGGTTTCCGAAGTTGGACTTACAGGTACTTCGAATTATTTCACATATCCTACTTTACAAAAAATGATAGGTAATGTTTCAAAATCAGATACCACATTTGATAATAACGATGCTTATTATTTGTTCTCTTATGTGATGGGAATTGATATGTCATCAAAGACAAACATACCAACCTCTACCGCAAATACTATGAGTTTCTTTTCCGGTAAATATAAAAATTGGGCTGCGGGTTTAACAATGGATCATACATTCATAATTGACTCCGTTGCTCAAGTTGATACATTGGCGTATGCTTATGGTGGTGATTTGAATTTTTCACATTCAACAGACCCATCATTAATTCCTGGATCAGTTACAGGTTTATCAGTTAAGACACCATCAGTTGGTACAGGAACAATTGCAGCTTTCGATGTAACTCAAGGTTCTACACCAGGGGGACTTGCTTCTGTAAGTTATAATGATACTTTGAGTTTGTCATCAACAGTTGTCAATGGTAATGTAATATTAACAGGAACTTTAACGGCATCGAATTTAGCAGGTTTGGAAGTAATTTTACAATATGACAATTCTAAATTAACATTACAAAATGTGAATTTTGATGCAGGTAGTACAATAACAAATTTCTCAACTATCAATGGCAATAGATTAACATTTGGTTCAATCGATCAAATCAAAACAGCAAGAATCAAACCAGGCGTAGCATATACTTTAACGTTCACAACAAATACACCTTTGACAGACGCAACGGGTTTATTTTTTACTGTATTATCTGATGCTGTAGATGGAAACGGAAACAAAGTCAATCTAATAGTAGAATAATGAGAAAACTTTTAACAGTTTTATTCTTATTAATTTTTTCGATAACCTACTCCCAAAACGGAGTGGGTTATTTGAATTATACGATTTATAATGAAATATCCTACAATGGTGGATATGGTTCTTATGCTAATAGTTCTACAGATTTTAATAATATGTTTAACACAGCAAATGGTACCACAATTTATCATACAGGAATTGGAACAGCATCAGCAACGTTAAATTATAATGGAAGTTTTATGGCCACAGTCCCGAATGGTGGTTCATATTTTGGTATAAAAACAACAGGGTTTTTTATACCTAAAGAAACAGGAACTTATTATTTTAGTGTAGACGGTGATGATGGTGTAGATTTTTCAATCAATGGAACAGTTGTTACGTCATATTACGGACCGCACGGTTTTGGAGGTTATCATATTGGTTCTATAAATTTAGTTGCAGGTCAAGTTTACACTCTAATGGCAAGATTCCAACAAGTTGGAGGTGGATGGGGTATTTCTGTTGTATGGAAAAGACCTTCACAATCAACATATACTTTGCAGTCAGATGAATGTTATTCCGTTGTTGCAACGCCTACAAAAAAAGCGGTGATAAATTATAATTTCAACAATGCAATAACACCTTCAAATTTCTCAGCTAATGTTTACACAAATAATAGTAACACTTGGGCAATCAACTCAATGAATACTGCAACATCATTAGGTTCAAATGGTTCAGCTAATATTACCAATAGTTTAGACAGTACTAAAATTACTTCAGGTGAAAATATAACAGTAACTGCAGGTCAAGTAGAATGGAGTTATGTTAATATTTTTAATGGTGTTACAACACTTTATGTTGATATGAGACAATTTGGAAATGTTACACCAAGTAGCATTACAAATGTTTCTATATTAGACATATACAGCGGTCCTGTAACATTTACAAGTAACGACGGTACTTGGGCTCAATATATTGTCCCATCAACATTACCAATGGTTACGAATGGAACATCTTCATATAATTCGAATATAAGAAACGCAGGTTATAATAACTACGCATTTTCTTGTACAATAGCTTTCAATAATTTAATGGCATATAAACCACAAGCTGTCGAATTATCAACATCAAGTAATTTAACTACATTATATAATAGTATCGTTACAGTATCAGATGTCTATCTTGCTTTTCAAGAATATTCTAACCAAGGATTATTCGGAAATACTTTAGGCACCTATTTTACATCAGGTATTCAATATCTTAATGCAGATGTTAATTTAGATGGCCAATTTAATGAAGCGGACTGTTATTTATTATTAGCAAATTTGACAGGAAAGCAGTCTTTATTAACAACCGTTACTTTACCAAATATTATTAAAACAATTGATAAAAGTACATATGATGGAATAAATCATAATAATTGGCAGCTTTATAGTAATGCTTCAAGTTACATTTATCCAATCAATTTGAACGATACAAAAGTCACCGATACTTTTAACGTATCAGTTGCTTGGTTAGGTGACGTTAATATGTCGCATTCAATATCACAAACTGCAGGTGTTGCAACATTCAGTATTGATAACACTATTAAATCTTTTTCACTTGCGCCATCAAATCAAATTCAATCATCGATCATAACCCAATTGATTGGAGATAGTGTTTATGTAACAATAACTTTAAACCCACTACAACAACAAGTTGTCGGAGTACAGTATCAAATTAATTATGATAATAGTATTTTACAATATCAAAGAACACAATTCAATACTATTGGTAATTCAACAAATTTTGCAACTAACAAAACAAACTATATAGATTTGGGTTCGTTAATAACAGACGGCTCTTCAAATTTAAATAATACTACAGTATATAAATTAGTATTCACATCAAACATTAAACTTAATAATGTTTTGGGATTAATATCCATAACACCAATTGATGCTGTTAATCAATCAGGAACACAATTAAAAATAACAATAAATTAATGAAAATTATTAAAATTATAATATCTTGTTGTATTGTTTTTATATTATCCTGCAAAAAAACTGTAGTAACACCTACCGCTCCTGTCATTTCTGACATTTTCACACAATCACAAAATAGCGTATCTAATGCTGGTATTATATCGTTTAAATTAATAAATTTAGGCACATATACGTTGACAATGATGGATACATTAGGAACTAACGTCGTTACAAGAGAAAAATTTATTGGTAAATCAGGTGTTAACACTTTATCAATTTATACTAAATCAATTCCGTTTACATATTTATATTTGATATTGGCCGACTCAACCAATACACAAATAGGAAAAACTAAAATAATAATAAAATAAAAGACAAAAAATGAAAAAAATTATCACATTAATTTTAGGGTTAACATTCTTGGTGGGTTGTTCTAAACACGATATCGTTACTCCACAACAAGTAGTTCCTCAAGGTTTATCAATAAACAGTACAATTGGGGTTAAATTAGCCACAACATTTGTTACATCCGAAGTTTCAATGAACATTAAAACAAGTTCAGCACAAACTGTTACAATAAAAATTTTAGATATTACAAATAGAATTGTATCTAAATCAACTGCTAATGTGGCCGCAGGTGATAATATTTTAACCTTGTACACATCTGCTTTTCCATCTTCAGCATATAGAATCGCAGTTTACGATAGTTCAGGAAATCTATTAGCTATTACCGATTTTAATAAAATGTAAGATAATTATAATAAAAGAATTAATATGGCAAAAAGTAAATTAACCGAAGACCAAGCAATGGCCAAAAATGAGAAACATAACGACGGCACAATGAGTGGACTGAAAAAGACAATAATTGGTACAATTGGCACCGTAGCGGTAGCGGGCGGTACTTTTTTAACTTCCTATTTGAATGGACCTAAAAAGGACGATAAATCGGCTCCTACATCACAACCAACCATTAATGTTAACATTCCTGCTCAGCAACAAGCTGCAGGTAATAAAACTGTAATCATTAAAGAATCATCACCATCACAAAAAGACCTTAAAAAAGCTGACAATTCTGAAGCTCCTAAACCTAAAAAGAAAGAAGGTGATGAGTTTAAAGAAAAACCGGCACAATGGTAATAAACAAAAAAAAATAAAAACACAGATTATGACATTTAAAGAATGGTTAATTGACCTTTTCAAAGACGAAAGAGGAACAATTTCCGTAAAACCGGTAATCGCATTTGTGGGTGCTCTATTTTTATGTGGAACAATGTTAGCAAACAGTTTTTCCAGTAAAGATTTCGCACCATCTCCTGAATTGGTAAATGCGGTAATGGTAATTACAGCAATCGGTATGGGTGCAGATACTTTGGATAAATTTACAAAGAAAGGCGCTCCAGATCCTACTTCAACAACACCTCCCCCACCGCCACCAGCAGAACCTGCATCGGCAGAATAATATTAATTGGGGGGACATAGTTCCCCCTTTTTAAATTAAATCAAATGATTAAGATTATTATCAAAATTTGTTGTTTTTTGGGAATTCACG